CCTGCACCAATTGGATTTGTAACCAATTGATTGTTGTGATCCCAATGTAATCTTCTGTTGACATATCCACGCACTGCTGATTCTGTAGGCACAGTGTCAGAAGAGTTGTCAGTCATTGCTGTGTCACTTGAAAATTCTGCAACCACAACACCACGTTTAAATCCAATACCATCCAAGTTGCTCAATGCAATTGAAGCCGAGAATGTAACTGAACCTGTACCTTGGTCAACTGTGAAGAATTTACCCACACGGAAGAAACCGTCTTGGTCAGTGCTCACATAGAACACACGTCCTTTGCCTCGTTCATCCACTTCCTGTGCTTGAACTGGCGCTTGAGGATCTCCGTAAATCACATTTGGATAGTTAGTAGTGTTAAATCCACCTGTACCTATGTCTAAGAAATCGTGACCTGTGGCTCTACAAGTTGAAATTGATACTGTTAAAGTTCCTGTTTCACCTGAGGCAAGGTTTGCTCTTAGGCTTATGGACTGATTCAATCTGTACATTGAACTTTGTAATCCTGCTCCAATAGGAGTAGCATTAACATCATTCACATCTTGAATTGTGATTGTGGCATACGTGCTTCTATCTGTGTATGAAGTAATTCTGTGAACTTTTCCGTCCCAACCAAATATCATATCTCCAGCATTTAATCTGTTGATGTCTGATTGTTGAGTTAATTGATCAATAGCAATCACCACATCGCCTGGTGTGTTACCCATTGTGGTACCAGCACCTGCGTAGGTGTTGTTGACCACTTCAGTCATGTTCACGTTCATTTTGACAGTGTCAAAAGGAGAATCCATTCCAATGATTGATTCATCATTAGCAAGTGGTGTTCCTACTGGATCATTTGTTTGGAATGAAATACTTCTGTAAACAGCATCAGTGTATTCATCAAACACAATCGCTGTGGATGGTCTGGTTGGTGAAACATCTTCTAAATCTTCAAATTTGAATGATCTAGATGCTCTGATTGTGACAATTTGTCCATCTACTAAAGCATCTTTCAATCCAGTGGTAGATGTGTTGTCTGATCCAGCAGTTCCAAGGTTAATTTTATAAACTGTACCATCTCTGGTGGCAGGTTGACTAGGCGCCACAGTAGTTTCAACATTGGTTACTTCGTATCTCACAACACCAATTGCACCACCGTGATCAATCTCTATTTCTGAATTGTTATAAGGTATGTATTCTAAATCATAAAGATATACTGCTGTGCCCAATGCCGGTTGAGCAAAATTAACTGAGCCATCGTTGAACACTATACCGGATTGTGTCATATTATCACTCAATGTGATAGCATCGATTTTTTCATTTGGATTAGAACCTTCAGCAACTAAACCAAAGTCACCGTGTGCAGATGAACAGTTCAATGCACGAATCTGACCTCCTGCATTGGCGTACATCGCTATGTGACAGTAATAAGTGAAAGTAGAAACTTGTTCAGATAAACCACCATTCGTTGCCACAAGTCCATATGCTAAATCGTTTATCTGTACAAAGTCATTTGCAAGTAAAGATCTATTACCTGCTGTTTGTACAATAATATTGTAAGGTGTTGGATATGTGCCATCCCAACCGTTACCACTGTTTGAATTAGATGCTAATAATAATGTTGCAGTACCTGCCGATTGATCATAATTAGTGATTGCGGCAACTTGATATCTTGCTCCATCAATGTAAAATGGTGCAGGCATTTGAGGTTTGCGTAAAAATAAACCTGTTCCTGGCAGTGAAGCAACTTCGAGACTGAAAGCAGAATTTAATCCTACAACTCGCATTTCAACATTACCAGCATAACCATCCACATACATTCCACCTCTGAATGATTTTGCGTTAACACTCTGAGAGAATGAAGAAGCCGTTTGAGTATATGGTGATTTGGTTAAAACTTGTCCATCAGGATCCAATACTTCAGCAAATCCACCATGTGCTTGGAATGTGATGTTTCTTACCACTGACGCATCGTTCATCAAGAATACATCCATCTCCTTGTTGTTGATAGCAGGATTGTAAGCAGGATCTCCTTGAGGTACTGATGTATTAATAGGCTTGGATGGATCTTCAGCGTAATGATATGCAAATGCCTGTGTGCCAAGCACTAGTCCATCAAATGTTGTATCTCTGTAGAAATAAATGTTTGCCCAAGGTGATTGTGAAACAGCATCAAGTGGTCTGATAATTGTTCTTCTAAATTCATCTCCTTTAATAGATGTGTTGGCAGGTAACTTGATCGGTAAGTGTTCTTCGTATATGCCTGATTCAACTCTGATTGTGATTTGAGCATCTTTTACTTTGTTACCAAATTCCATTTCTTCACCAACAGTGAATTCTCTAGGTTCTTTTAAGAACATTTGAACTGTGTCTACACTTGCGCCTGCTGTGACAGAAACAATTTCACCCACTGCTCCAGAAGTTTTACCTCTGATTAATTTGCCTGGAACTAGATCTTTGTTGTTAGGTTGGTTTTGATCTACGAATCCTGTGTTGCCATTTGAAATTGTAATTGTGTATGTGCTACCATCAACCAATGTTGTGACGTAATCATAATTTTGAATTATTCCTTTAATCAATTCAAATTTTGCATTGGCAGAGTCTTTGCCTGATTGTGGAACAATTTTAGTGATATCGATAGTTTGTGACACTGCTTGTTGATACAATGTGCCTGGTGCTGTGTTTGTTAAAATGTTATTAACAATTAAACTTTGTGCAAACTGAATAGCACCCAACGTTTCAGTTAATTGTTGTTTGATTGCTTTTAGTCCGCTGTTTGAAGAATAATATCTCTTTGCCGCCTGTATAGATTGACTGTTGGCTGTTAAGCCTCCTAAAACATCAAGCACAACAGCATCTTGTATCAGTCCTAAATCTCTTTCACACGTTGCTATGTTGTAAGAAAAATTTGGATATGTTGCGTTAACATATGCAACAGTTTCTTTGATAATGAATTGTCTGTTGGCATCCATTAAAAACTTCAATTGAGTTTGTCCTGTTGATGAAGTTATTTGTGCAGATTGTACAGTTGAATTAAAATTACCACCATTGTAGGTTATAATTTGAGTGTAAGGTCCAACACCAAATGGTGCTGTTGCTATAATTTGTTCAGCTCTTCTTGCCGCGGCAGAAATTGTTTTGTAAGCATATGCCAATGATCTTCCATACTTGTCAGCAGGTACACCTTGCATTGTATCATCACCATCTTGACTTACAAATAGATTAGTTGTTGATGCATAAGAAGTTGTATCCACATAATATTTTGAAGCCGCTTGTAAATCTGTTGGACCGTTTGGAGTACCTGTACCTGCTAAATCTCCTGGGTGATCGCTCAAGTAAAGAGGCCCGGTCATAGAATCACCTTGGCGTCTTACTGCTGATGTTCTTTGAATTGCTTCTGTAGATAGATAATTTCCAGACAGAGTAGAGTCATATGCTCCATCAGTAATTGTTTGAGCGCCTGTTCCACCTGATACTATAATTTTTATTCTTGTTGCATCGTTGTCGTTGGTTGCTTCTGCAGATGATGAATGTAAAGATATAGTGTTAGCATCTACATATCTAATATAGTAATTTGTTCCACTTACAACATTTGAAGCATCTGTTCCAGTAGAATTATAAACAAAAGGTAAACCATTAGAAGTTGTTGTAAAACCATGTGCAGGAATGTTTAAATTTCCACTCACATATGCTGTGATAGTTTTTGTGTATTCTGATGCATTGATAGGTTCTGGTCTAATTCTTACTTCTCCTGCTACACCACCCACACCTGAACTTCTTAAATATCTTCTATCAGCATAACCTTTGTTGATTACTAAATCATCTAGTGTAATATTTGTTCCATGAGTAGAATTAAAATCGTTTACAGCAGTTTGAGTTAATCCAACATTACCAATAGCAAAATTATTTGCATTCAATGGTCCACCTAAATCTGGTGATATATCGGAGTCAACACTGATAGAGTCTACAGTTAAAATAATGTTGTTGGCATCTGTGTAATCTACAGACAGTCCTGCTCCTGCAATGCCTTTCATTTCAAGGGCAGTGCCGGCAGAATTAGAAACTGGAATTTTATTTGCACCTAATTGATTAGGTGTGTCCGATAATGATGTGAAACCTATTTGACCGCCTTGTCCAAAGACAGCATATAATTCTGTGAAGTTTTCATTGGTTTTATTAAACGCATCTCTGATACTATCACCTGTACCATCGTTACCTTCAATACCAATATTAATAAACTGTTTAGCCATTTATCCTATCCATATCAAACTGAATGCTTTCGCCACAACCACAAGCACTTTTGGTGTTGGGATTGTGTATCTCAAATTGTGAACCAAATACTTCATTCACATAATCGATTTCAGTTCCAAACAAGTACATCACACTGTGACTGTCTATCACTAGTTTGCCGCCTTCTACTTCTATAATTTCATCTCCTGACTCAATTTCATTCTCGTCAGCAAATCCCCAATCATAGGAGAAACCAGCACAGCCACCTCCTCTAATACCCAATCTTACAGCATATTTGCTGTTGCTACTACACAAATCTTTAACTTTATTTTGTGCTGAAGCAGTAAGTGTCAAAATGGGCATAAAATAGTGTCCTCGTCTGTTGTATTTATGGAATTTTTACAAATGCTAATGTAAATAAATGTATGTATTTAGGAGAAAAAAAGGTTAAGACTGAATCTGAACGTGTCAGTAAGTTGGGTATAAAACACCAATGCAAACGCACTAAAACCTATTATGCGTTCAAGTGTGATGTGTGTGCTTCTGAATTTTTAAGAGCAAAAGGAAAAATTGAAAAAAAGCGTCTCACCAACTTTTACAAACACGTTTGTACTGAATGCGACCCAAAACGTTTTGCTCAACAACAAGGCGTTAAACAAAGACAGGTATTGGGTATGAACGCATCCAGTGACATTCCTATCAGTAAATTGTAATTACTCTGACTTCCAAATTGTCCAAGCACCGTATACAATTGCCGCGTAGGCCACAATTGCCGCGATTGGTTTGAAAATTAAAAATGAAACGCCAGCCGCAATTAAAAGAGCACCGTCTAAGGTTGTTCTTTCTTTGATTCTAGCATTGATCCATTTTTGGATTTGATTTATCATATTGGTCTCCTTCTTTTAAGATTGCAATCTTAAATTGATTGACTCCCAATTAATTATTCTCATAATGCCTTCAAGATATTTCTTCTTGGCATCCTTGGCAGGAACATAATCCGAAAATGAATGTTCCCACATATCAATTGGCATCAATATGTCGGTTTTGTATGATTGATTTGGTGTGGTTTTGATAGAACCGTTTTTGGCAATGTACACCCAACCAGAACCTTGTATGGTCATGGCAGTTCTTATCAATTCTTTTTTGAAGTCTTCAAATGACTTGTGAGTTGCTTCTATTAAATTTTTTATATCACCTGTGGGTTTGTTGCCTGGACGAGGTGCTTGTAGTTGACTCCAAAACATATTGTGAAGTTTTGCTCCACCATAGTTAAAATCTGGATCACCTTCACCATCGTTGTATCTTCTCACATATGCTTTGGTCAGCACATTGTAATGATAATCTATATTTTCTTCAGACAGCACTGGTGAAAGTTCTGACATTTTGTAAGGCAGTTTCACTGCTTCTAATTTGGATTCTCTATTCTTTTTTGATTCTGTAATCTGTTCTAGTTTCATGTAGATATTTATCGCTACACTAAACCAAGTTCCACAGCCTGATTGTGCAGTTGCTCTGCGGCAAGATTCTTCGCTTTGGCTTCTACTTGTATGTCCAATTGAGGTAAAAATGACAGTGCCCATTCATTCACAGCACGATTGGGCAACAGTTCGCTGTGAGCTCGTAATTTTTGTTTTTTACAACCTTTGTCCAACAGTGTCTGCATATCATGAATTTCTTTGTGCATATCTTCTGCATTAGGATATGCAGGTGCTAACCATTCATCTCTGCTGTAAGAATAGTGCATGGTTGGTCTGACACCACGCCATGAGTCCACAACTCTTTTCACTCTATCGTCTGTGGCTTGAATGTATTCACCTGTTCTCACCCAATGGTGATGTATATCTAAAACTAATGCACAGTGTTTTTCTAATTCTAAACTGGATTCTAAACCCCAACCCATTTCATCGTTTTCTATTGTGAGTAGGTTACGTGCTTCTGGAGACATTCTTGGTATTGCTTTAATGATACCTTCAGGTCCTTGTCTGCCGGATATGTGTACGTTAATTTTACAGCCATCTTGGAAAGACTTACCAAAGCCCATCCAACGTGCCATACGCACATGATATTCAAATTCGTCTATGCTTCTTTCCACAATGTCTTCATTGTCGCTGGCTAACACTGTGAATTGTCCTGGATGAAAACTGATCTTCACGTTGTGTTTTCTTGCCAAGTCACCTGCTTCAGCAAAATGTTTTTCACAATATTGTATAACATCTGGTTTGTCCCAATAATATCTCCAGGTATTTTCTGTTGCCACAGGCAGTATGGGAGATGAAATTCTGCACATACGTCTACTCTCTGGCAGTGTTGAAACTTTTAAAATTAAATTTTTAATACCGTCAATGTTGTGTTTGAACACAAATGCCAATTTTTCTTCAGCATCTGCTTTGTGTTCATTTAACCAACGCACTGTGGTTGAACGTGTGTTCATTGGTCTTTCTATTTCTTCTAGTTGTTTTTTCTTAAGAGATCTATCATGGTGGAACCATTGACAGCAGAATCCAATACGTCTAATCATGCTTTATTATAGCATATATTTTGGTATATGTCAAACGTACATTGTGTTAAAACTGATAGTTATTCTTTCATCAGTTTGATTAGGATTAGAAAAATGTTCTAACCATGAAGGGAAAAGATACAATATTCCTTGTTCGCAAGGTACTTCCACACTTTTATTGTTGTATTCTGTGTTTTTAGAAAAAAGTTCGTGCATTCTATAAGGTTGTAAAGGAGAAATAAAATTTAATCCCACACTGCCTTGATCCACTTTTGGATAATATGCCGCACTCACAATACTTACTTCGTGTCTGTGCATTTGAACACTTTGACCTTTTCCTAACTTGTTAAACCAACTCATTGATATTTTTATATTGTTTGGTAATCCAACTTTATCACAATACACATCAACGGCTTTTTGGAAGTCTGCTTTTAAATCTTTTACATCTTCGTGATCTAATATGTGATGATCACCTTTCAAATAACTGCTTTCAGCACCACTCACTAGCCCGTGCGGTTTGGTTTTCCATACTTCTATCAATTCCAATAATTTTTTATTATCTTTGTGCTCTTTAAAATCGAATCGTAGCACAGGTGTTGCGAACATATTTGCTATGTTGTAGTTCATTTCCAATTCTCCTTACACCAGGGATCCTGGCAATGTTTAGGTTGAGGGTCACCGTGAAACACAGCAATAGATGTTTCAGGATGTATTTTAGGCACGCCTGGAGAGACAAAATCTTTAATGCCGTCTTTATTACGCACCATGGGAGGCTTTCCTCGCATTTCCCATTTGTAACTCTGTATCCATTCGTCGGGCCAAAAACTAAAATCTCTTTTCACTTGAGCAAATAACCAATCCTGATCTCCATGAAATCTACGCACAGGACTAGATGGGTCTTTTATAAAATCTCGATAAATTTGTGGATGCTGTCCAATGTTCCATCGTACCACACTGCTGTTAAATTTATTCCAGGCAGGATTGTTACATCTATTAAAATCTCTAATCACACAAAACTCACCTGGTTTGTATGTGAATAGATTATCTATACTTCTAAAAATAATAACATCTAAATCTATGTACAAAATTGTGCCCTGTGGATCTTGTAGAGGAAGACTGGGATTAAACAGTAAAGGTTTGTGCCACCAACCATTAACTCCATAAGATGTTGGCAGTGGCATCACTTTAACTGTATGATTGAGTCCTGTGGGATTTTCTGTGAAGCAAACAAATTCAAATGGCAGTGTACAATATCTACGCACCATTTGTTCCAGTGTATTCACATACTCTGGACCATACTTGTTTCCCCATTTAAGACAGACAATGTAGTTGATCATTATGCTTCGTATATAGCAGAATTGGCTCCATGCTCAGCACACTCCACTCTAACCACATAACAACGATTATTTGTTTTCTCTCTAATGTATTTGTCAGCAAAGTTAAAGGCGTGTTCTGCAAATTTTTCTGCACCTACTCCTTTGAAAAATCTAATTTCTGCTAGATCCAGTTCTTGTAGTTCTCTAAATTTATCAATGTGTGGATCATCTAAATCCAAACAAAGTTTATGATCGAACTGATCTTCCAACCAAGCCTTCAAAGGTTTTAGTCCTCCAAAGTCGACCACCCAGTTCTTGTTGTCCAGTTCATCACAACCAAACGTGAATGTAAATGCTAATGAATAACCATGTAGCAGATGGCAGTGTGAATGATCTGCATTTGGTTGACGGAACACTGCCGATAATCCAATGTTGTGTCCGTAGTGTTTTGTACTATAATGTTTCATATGTTTTCCTTTTCCAACGGCAGAATGTTTAAAGAGGGTTGACGTTGAGACCTCATATGTTTAACTATACAAAAATAATTTGTGCTTGTCAAGTTTAAATTATAATACTTTTTTGTAAATCTGTCAATGGTATTATTTTTAAATTTGGTATATTTTTCCAACTTTCCGGTGTTTGGAAATTTTCTTCCACATAGTAGTTGAAGTTTTGTTTTGAATAGTGTTCAAATATCTTTTTATTTTGGTAGATCCAGTATGATGGATCCACTGGCTGTTTGGCTGAATCGGAATAGGATTTGGTATCCTTATAAACATTATTCACATAACCTTCCACACCAAACAGATCAAATCCTATAATATGAATGTATTCAGTCACTGCATAATGTAGAGCAACCAATAGAGCATATTGTCCTGTACCCCAGTGCCAAGGATCATCCTGTCTTGAATCTCCTTTGTAAGGCACATCTGGCACAGGAAATACTCCGAATTCTTCATACCATTCCTGTCTTGTGTATAGACAACTTTCATCCGCATTGGGATGGTTGAGTGCTTCACGCACCATGCGTCTATCACAACACACTAAATGATCCACTCTTATGTCCCTGAAGATAGCATTACAGCCCACCGTGGGCAGTTTTAAACTTTGAATATCTATTCCTAATCGGCTCTCGCCGTTTCCAATCACTAACATATTAAATAACCATATAATGAACAATTCTATTTACACAGATGTGGCTGAGTGGTTGGCTGAAATTGTCAAACCCAGAAAGCAATTGAACGGACTCAGCATCTGTCCATATGCTGAAAAAGGCAGTTGGGAAGTGATTTGCGATCAGGATGTTGATGTAAAATTATGTACTCAAGATGTTACGATCTTTGTTTTACCTCGACAAATGTCCAAAAAGAAAATGGAACAGTATGCCCAGCAATTAAAACAGAAACATCATACATATGTTTTTTTGCCTGATCATAAAGATGCTAACACAAGAATAAAAAATGTAGCCACAGGCAACGGCAAACACAATTTAATGCTGGTTCAAAAAAGAAAAAAATTGGATACTGCTAGAAGAGTGCTTGAAAAGAGCAGTTATTATGATTATATGGATGCTGAGTACAAAAAGAAATTGTTTGATTATTAACGTCTTTTGATATCTTTTCTGCTGATATATTCTTTTTTGATAGATTTTAATTCGTTCAACACATCAGCAAATCTTTTGTTGGCATCATTTAATAATCTGAATATATCTTTAACAGCATAAATTACCCACCACCACCAAGTGAATGCTGTGATGGCAAAAGAAATTCCAATGGTCATTAAAACAAGATGCAACCAAGTGTTTAGGTCAAAAACCAAAACTACACATAGTATGATTAGTGCTGTTAGTGGAGCAAGTCTTCCAAGCCACACCCAAACACCTACTGATTTTTTTACTGAGAAATATTTCCGAAACTTTTCCATTCGCCTGGTGTACCTGTTAAAACACAGATCCATCCAACGACACTGCCTGGGACAGGATTAGAATTCCACACAATATCGCCTTTTGCGTGAACACCCATTGTTGGAACATCGTCCGCAACACTGAATCGTTTACCATCCATTCTCACAGGACCAGCAACTTCAAAACTAGCATCATCTCTGATGTTATTGATACCAATACCAAGTTTGCCATGTATTTTGACTTTCTTGTCATTGCCACCTTGTGTTCCGATAGTCACATCGCCATTGGCTTTAACAACTATTCTGTCTGTGCTGTCTGTTTGAATTCTTAAGTCGTGTGTAGTATAAGTTCCTACTTCGGCATCTACATCATTGGGTTGAACAATAAATTCAACATAGTTTGATGCCACGGATAACTGTCCGTTTGATTGTTCTATACCAACTCCCAATCTACTCATACCTGAGTTCCAGAAAACAAATTGATCAATGTTCATATCGCCGTTTACTGCTAATCCGTTTAATATGCCAACTGATCTAAGATTTGATTTCTTAACTGTAGGACCTAATTCTTCAGTTGAAAGAACCAGTGTGTTGTCTATAGAATAATGAGCATCTCTGTGAAGATCTATTGTGTTTGAACTCCACAATCTGTCAGGATCTTTTTGGAAGTTCAGCATTTTTGTATTGCCGAATCCACTCCATTGTAGTCCTTTTCCGTAAATTGTGTTTTTCTCTGATCCATCAAAATTGATAGATTTACTAGAATTTACAACTTGATCATCAGCAGATGCGTGTACACTTAGGTTTTCGATTGCGTCACCCAATGTCACTAACCCGTTTTTGATTGAAATAATGTCGTCTCTAATGCTCATATACAGTTATTTATCTAACTGCTCTTAACAAAATGACTTCCTCATTGACTCTACCATTGAGTTTTACACCCATGGTTTTAATAGCATCATAGAATTCCAGCACCTTTTTAGGGCCTGAATTTGCGAATTCTTTCAACTGCTCCTCAGGTTTTCTGAGTGTTTTTTGAATGCTGTTTTCTTCATCAAATCCTTTGATTGATGTGCCTTTTACCATTAGCCCTGTGCCTGGTCTATTCATTCCTCTCGGATCCAATGTTTTTGCTTTGTAATGACCCAACTTTCTTGTTTTAGTATTGTACACCCACAGTGCTTCAGCATAGATAATTTCTGTTGGATCTATTGATTGCACCTGCAATTTTTCATCTTGTTTTTTGTATTGTAGTTTTGCTACTAATTTTTCTGGAGATTTCTCTTTCTTTTTACGAGGTTTACGATTGGCATTGGCAATATCGATCATTCTGTCACAGGCTTCAAAGATATTATCATATGCTCTTATTCCTTTTTGAATTGTTTCATCATCCACATCTTCATAGGATTCCAACAGTTGTCTGTCATCAGAGTCGTGATCTTCTTCATCTGTGATTTCTTTAAACTTTAAATTTTTAGAACGCAGTGTCAATAGTTCTTTGTACTCTTGATATTGTGGTTCATACATTTCCATTATTTTTCTAGCATGAACACCACCTACTTGTTGTTTTTTAAATATGTCTATCAATTTGAATTTGTCTGGATTGAATTTGTCTGGGTGTGTTAGATATCTATCCAACCAATCTTCAATAGGTTCCAATATCTCGTGGACTCTTTTTTTGATTCGTTCTTGTATTGTGGGTCTTTTTATTTCTTGAGTTTCTTCCATACTATAACTGATATATAGTCTCTTGAAGTAAAAATCAAGACTTTTTCTTTCGATTTCTTTCTAAAAGGATCTGTTTTGGGGTTTTTGCTCCAGGAGTTAACTTCATAACTCTAAGGCTAAACAGTTTCTTTTTGCCTTTGGAAGTAACAATAACAGGTTGTCCGTGTTCATCTGTTTCAATGGATTTGACTGTGGCTTGTACATTTCTAAAACGTCCTACTTCCACTTTGTCACCCACTTTGATGTCTACTGTGTATGATTTCATTTACTGTACATAAGCATTAAAACTGATGCTTATCCTTTCTTTATCTTTAAGTTGTTGCTCGACAGAGTGTGTTATGTAACTAGGAAAAAGATATAATCTACCTGTTTGTGGTTTGAAACTGATTATGTTTTTTGTGTAAGATGTTTCTATTACACCAATCTTCCAAGGCCAATTACTGTTTTTATTTTGATCATGAAATGATATTCTAGCATCATCTTCTTCTGCTTGTACATAGTATATCCCGCTGATTGTATCTGGAATATGATTGTGTTCACCATGACTGCTGTATTTTCTATTAATATTGAACCAACTACCAGTCAGATTACAATAACCTTCCAACCCCAAGTCCTTGACTGCTTCTACCACATTACCCATTATAAAGTTTTTTAAATCTTTACACTCATCAAACTCTAAAATATTTGTGATGGGTCCGAAACTTGTGTACCCATCCACCGTATATTTCACATTGGGATTGGGATTTTTCTTTTCAATGTCTTTGAATAGTGGAACCAGTGTTTGCTTTACAGTGTTTGAATCTTTGTTTTCAAACTGCCAAATAGGCACAGGAAATATTTCGTGTCTAATCATTAGACATCATCACCTTCCATCACATAGAATGTTGAACTTTTACCTGTTGAATCTTCTTCCAAATGATAATGTTCATTATTGTAAACAATTTCACTGAACACTTGAAATCCGTCACAATTTTCATAATTGATTGCTATTTTTTTTAAATCAAGTCCTCTATGATCTGTTTGTATAGAGCCTGTGTACCAACCACCTTTGTTGAAATATTGTCCAAACAAATAATATTTGTCCTTACAACTTTTCGACCCTGAGTTATGTTCTGCTGTGCATTTAACTTTGATTCCTAGTTTTTTGAAATCTTTCATATCTATCTGACGATCTTCTATAAAATTGCCTTCTTCGTCCTGCATAGAATGACCGTCTTTGTCTGTTTCTGTAATGGTCATATATTGTCCATCTGAAAATTCAGGTCCTGATGTGTGACAGATGTCTTCGTATTCATAGAAGGGTTTTGTAAATTTTGCTTCTGGTGGAGTACCATCGTCTTCTCTATCATCGCCCCAATCCGCACCAGCAATGTGTTCTGCAAGTTCTTCATCTTTGCCTTCCCAATAATTGAATTGTGCTTCTGTGATTTCCCCCATGGCAACTTCGCCACCATATCTACCAAAGTCCAATCTAAAATACCTATTTGGGTTTTTAATGGCTTTGACTAATTCTTTTTTCTTTTTACTTGATACTTTCTTTATCATCTTCTGTCTTTGGTGGTTGCCAGTTTTCTATGTAAATTTTATTGTATTGAGTTTTGTCTATGATATCATATTTGAATGGACCATCAATGATCAACTGTTCATCTTCAATCTGCCATTCATCCTGCCAATCATAAACCCAACCCATGCCTGATCTTCCGTCATCGTCGTCTGGGTCTCCATTGTACCACTTGTCTTCGAATTCTTCTTTTTGAGCATCAGTCCAATCGCCATCGTAATCAAACCATACACCGATCAAGTCATCCAGTTCAGCACCATGTCCTATTGTGCTGTCACAGTAGTGTTGGTTGGTTTTGAACTGATAGGGCCAGTTCATATCATCACCTTCCTTGTAGCCATATCCCCAACGATAGGTTTCGTTGACCTCAACAAATCTGTGTCCTGGTTCTCCCAATGGCACATTGTACAACTGTATCATTTGTGTGATGCTTTTTTTGTGAAGGGGAGTAATTTTTATCAACACATCTTCTGGTCTGAATCCGTGCTTGATGTTATCTACTAGATTTTGCTTTTCTTGACTTGTTGGTTTAGTCATCTTTCACCTTCCTGATCATTTTAGGTTTGCGTGGATACAATTGAGCACGTATATGGTCTTCATCAAATCCCTGCATTCTTTTCAGTTTGCCATTCACTTTAACAGAATAACTGTATGGTGGACCATCCCACTGCGTTAATTTAATATTTTCGTATCCTGTGATCATATGCTTTTTAAATTTTTTCGCCAATTTCAAATCCTCTAAATCTCATAAATCTTGGAAATCTCAATGAGTACTCATCTTGACTGTCCTGGTTCTTTGTGACAGCATCTGCTCTCACTTCCACAATCTGTCCTATTAATTGATCCTTGTGTTTCCAAAACTGATCTCTGTTGGCATCACTCAATCCAGATCCCACATTGGTAATAATCTTCTTGCCATCATCTACACCTTCGCAAATCAAAGCACCCAGTTTGCCTACATTTCTGCCTGTGCCTTCTTCTGTGGCTTTCACAGTTAAACTGACTTCAATAAACGGCTTTAATTTTAACCAAGCATGACTTCTTTTGCATTCATATGGAGCATTGATATCTTTGATCATAATACCTTCATAACCACCCTCTACTGCCCTCTTATTCACCTCTGTGTACGTCTTTTGACCTTCAGGTGTGTCTAAGTTCACAATTTCATGGTCCAGCACTGTAACGGCGTTTAAATTGGTTCTGTGCTGTTCATACCATGCTTTTAACATAGCAGTTCTCTGTGTTTGACTCTTGTCCCAAACTCCTTTTTTAAAGTCTGCTAATGGTAAGAAATCAAACAAATGAAGCACAGCATCTTTGGCATTGCCACCTTCTTTTCTGTGTACCTGTTTCATCAGGTCCTGAAAGTTCTCACTCATCACTTCACCATCCAACACCACAGGGTATGGTGGAGGACTGTTTTTAACCACAGCCGAAATCTCATCTGCTATGTGTCCAAAATTTGTAAATTCTTTTCCGTTACGACTGAACATATCCACTTTGCCATCGGGATACACTATGGTTATAACTCTAACACCATCCAATTTAACTTCCAGCATTTTTTCACCTGTCAGTTTCTTTTCGTGATTGGCACTATCATGAGCAAGTTGACAAGTAAACACGGGCACCATGTACTTGTCAAACTTGTTCTTCTTAGCAACTGAGTTTACAGTTTTTTCTGAAACTCCGCATCGTAAGTCTTTAATCAGTATTCTTCTGTAGAATCCATTCCATTGTTCTGCTGTGGCAGAGCTCATCACAAGATTGATGGCATCTCTTGCGGCGTGTCCTGTCAATTCTCTAGCATTTAATTTTTCAGCCAGTTCCTTAAATATTTCCCATTTGCAACCTTGTGCTGAAATCACATCATCTTTTGTAGGTACTTGCTTGACTCCAAATGTGTACAACTTGTCCAAACACATAGCAACACCTTCGAAGAATTCATCCAGTCCTTCATTCATTGCATCCAATAAAATTTTTTCTTTTGCTAGTCTACTATTGTCTGCTTCTAGTTTAGCAATTATGTCTTGCGGTTGTGTTCTCATATCAATTTCAATAAAATATATATTTGTAAGCCTAGCACAAGGATAGGCACAATGGTTCTAATCAGTTCCATTGTGTGATTGAACTCGTCTAGTTTTCTTTCCAATTTGTTTCTACGTTTTTTCATATCTATATTATAACTCCTTTTGGTACCAAAGTCAATATCATTACATTGGCTTCAGCACAGTATTTTTCGCCATTTCTTGCCAATTGTCAGGAAATGCTTTTGCCAAATCAGCAATTTTAAGCACAGTTCTAAGACTGATTTCTCTCAATTGTCTTTTGTATTCATCCACAAATGCCACAATAGATTGTTCAGTTTCTGTAGGCAGTGCATAAGATTTTAACATACCATCTGTCACAATCTGTTTAATTCTAAGTATTTTTTCTCTAATTGTGTCAATTGTTAAATCAATATAATGACATCTAGATTCCAGTGCTTCTAAATGATCTCTTAATTTTTTACTTTTAACATTGTCAAATTTAATGTTAGTGATAAAAATAACAGATCCAGCAAATTCAAAACTGTCTGGCACACCCTCTCTTCTCAACATATGCGAATCAGTGTTCCAACAAATTCTTCTAACTTTTTTAGAGTCCAATGCCGCCTTTAATATGTTTAAACTTAAATCATCTAGTAATATGCTATCACAGTCATCAAATACCAACACATTGTCAGCATCTGAATAGTTGTACAGTTTACAGTATAAACCAATAGGGCTCATAGCACCTTTTACAATTTCGTATTTAGGTTTGGTATTACCCAATGTGGATACAACACCGTATCTGTCCAACACAGTCTCAACACCGTGCGATTTACCAACACCTGGAGGGCCTGATACAATCATTGCTCTCACATCACCCTTTTTACAAGCCTTAGTCATGCTGTCTAAGATTGTGAATCTCTTTCTCATTCTTTCCACAGTTTCTGCATCACTCTCTTCTTTAGGTTGTGCAGGTGCAGTGTCTCTCAATTTGTTTTCTGCTGTCAAATTAATTCTAATTTGTTTTTTAGTTGCACCAGGATATTCATCCAAGTCATTAATTTTAACTGTGATAAAACCACCTTCTTTGTGTGGGTAAGGTTGGTAACCTTTTACAAGTTGGAAAGTTTGGTTCTCTATTGTTTTGTTTCTGTAAGAACCTTCTAGAACGTATATTGTGTTTTTCATTTGTGCCCTTTATGTTGCCTTAATTTGTTTGCCTTATGTTAATATTATAGTTTCAATAAACCAAAAAGTCAAGCCTTAATCTGCTCTGCTTTCACTGTACACAGTTAAACCATATTGGTTTTCTAATACCTTAGCAAAGGCATCACAAGCAATTTCTTTAATAGTCATTGATTGTGTGTGTCTGTATTTGTGTGTTTGTGGCATAATATCATAATAAGATACTCTCCAACCACCTCTGTAACCGTTGTCACCAATGCCTTGTTTCTTTAACCAACCTACAAATTTACCTTGAGCTGGTCTGATTGTGATGTTGGCGAATCCACAATACATCGGTTCTTCTTTGCCTTCCATGTAGGTATCAACAGCATCAACAGCCGCCTCTCTGGCTACACCCCACATCTGCATGGGTTCTACTTTTGCGTTTACAAATTTTATTACTTGTTTTACATCTTCTTTTAACATAGTGTTTCCTTCCTTTTGATTTGTGTTTTTGTTAAATTGATTCATTAATGTGTCTAACCATTTTTCTGCACTCTCTATATCCATTACATACTCCAATATGTTTCTGAACTTGGTGATAAAAAGTGTGGAGTGTTCACTGACTGCTTGATAGGTTTCTTTTGATCCTTGTCAAATATGCTGTAAACAATTTCAGTTGCTTCAATTGATTTTCTGTAAGTTTCTAAATCAACGATTTTCATCTCAACCATTTCGCCTGTTAATTCACCTTCTGCTTGTCTGCCAGTTTTACCATTTTCGTGTAAACCTAAACCTTCAAATCTAAAAGTTGAATATGGTTCTCTTTTAGCAAAACCTTCTGCAAACTTTTTCTTAATTCTAGTTAAAGATGCTTTTGCGTGTCCTAGTTCTCTGTGGATTTGTCCTGAGTAAGCATATTGCTTTTCACTTACTATTTCTGTTGTGTCTGTTCTGTATATTACGTATGCCATTTTGTGCCTCTTTTTGTTGCCTTGTTATAGTTTTATTATACAGTCTGAAGTACCAAAAAGTCAACCAAAAGTTACCTAAAAGAAATCCCATTCTATGCGGGTTTTTAGTCTGTGGATAACTTTTTTTTGCCCAAATAGTCCTTTTCGCCATAGGTTTTTGCCATATGACACAGCACACACAGGGTTTGAATGTTGGTTTTGGAATCATCTCCACCTCTGCTTTTTAGGTGAATATGATCACCGTGCATCACACCACGCATGGCTCTCAGTTTGTGATACTCATCTTCTATGTGTCCAAATCTTAAATCATCTGTTCTAGGATCATATCCGCAATTGGCACACTCCCAGCCTCTGTAGAATGTGTGTGGTCTTTCTGCTTTACCCATACCACCATATTCCACACACTCCAATTGATGTGCTCTACACAATGAATCTGAACCAGGTCCTTCGAAAACCGATATGGGTTCATCACAATCCACCAACGCACAGGTTTTGTTCTTGCGATGCTGTTCTTTCAGCACTGCGATACTTTTACGTTCGTCTTTGTTTGGATCTCTCAATTTTACCATAACATATCCTTACTAACTGCGAAACCATTGTTGGGTGTGTACTTGGGTGCTTTCAGTTTGGTGCTCTTTTTGATTTGAGCAATTATGAACGGCAGTCCACATCTCATCTCTGTTGTGAACCCTCTCACAATGATGTTACCATCTTTGTCCAAATCATCTGTGCCTTCATTCTTTTTCACATACCAGTTGGTGTATGCTTGACTGACTTTTTGCCAAAAAGGTCCATTGGGACTGAAGTCTGCTTCAAAGTATTCTTTGGTGAATGCCACAAAATCCAGAAGATATTGCTCATCCACTTTGATGTCTTGTTCATGGCATAGATTAAAATATTCAAACAATTGCCTAGCCTCCTTGGGATCCACAGGACGTTTTTGATTGAGATAGGTCCAGTATTGAGCAAACATTTTTGCCACTTCAGGATCTTTTCTTGTCTTCAATGATTTACTCATCAATGTATCTGCCAACAGTGTGAAAGCACCAGGTTGATCTTCATCACCAAATTTATTGTTGGTTACAAATAATCCTGCTTCTGCGAAGTAATCATTCTTCTGTGCGGTTGCTGTCCATTCAGGATCATTGGATCCATCTACCTTAACACCATACACCTGCTGTTTGTATATGTCTATAAACTCCAAAGGTTTCTTGGCATTACCATTCAACAAGATAAAGTTTCTACGTATCTCTGTTTTCTGTTTGGTTGAATATACCACTACAGGCACAATAGCGTCTGCCAGTCTTTCACCAAACACTCTAGTCAGCAAAATGTATAATACTATGGCAGTGTGTTGTCCGTCCCAGGCAATGTATCTATCTTCATCTTTGTACACCTGTATGGGCATTACCATTGTTTCGCTGAAGTATTGTAAAATATCTGTGATGTGTTCCATGTTCACATTTCTCTGCATTGTGGTATCTATCCATATATCTTTCATTGCTACTTGAACTGCTTCGCAAAGATGAAGATCGGAAAATTTTTTCCATTGAGTATTTCTTCTTTTGAATTCATCAACCACTGCTGTGAGTGTGTTGTTGTACATAGGTGATAGATCCAATGCTTCTTTTAATCTGTCATTTAGACTGATAAAATTGGATTCAGTTTTATTGTATTGCTCGTTTATTGTCTGAGCATGACTTTTTGTTGTCATCATACGACATTCTCCTTTTTGCGGACTTCACTTGTCCATAAGTTATGGCTTCACTTGCCTTAATTAAAATTATAACTTCTTAATGCAAAAAAGTCAACTGTCTAAAATGTCAATGATTGTGCGGATTTTTAGTCTTTGAATGCTTTGGCGTTGGGATCGCCTGTGTATTTTCTATATAATTTGTGTAGCAGATAGAACCAAACACCGTTGATCAAGGGTTCTATGATGGCATCTGCCGCCGCTAAATCAAATCTAGCACCTGTGATCAGATTGTTACAGATCATGGCAATGATAATGTGTCCTATGGTGTATATTGCCGCCAGTGTGAAACTGTTACCACCTATTAGGCGTTTTAATAAATTGAATATACCTTGTTTAAATTCGCTCATACTTAATATTATACAGCCAAACGGTGTGTTTGTCAACACAAACACACAACCGTTTTTTTGGTTGCCGGTGTTGGAATCGAACCAACGTATTCTCTTTCGGAAAGAGACGGCCTACCATTAGCCGAACCGGCAGAGTCATAAACCGAGCGTCTATGTCTGCCGTTGCTGGTCAATACTAGATTAGTAGAAACTGAAACGTCACCTCTTCAACCTCTCTTGTCACCAGTCGTGTTGTACACAAATACTGTTCACCAAGATGGCATTCAAGTTCACCGCTAGTCTTCGTAAGTTCTAGCATTGGCTTTGTAGCCGTCGTAACACTATTTAATACTATGTTGGCTGGAAAGTCAACAGATTAGATAGCCATAAAAAAAGGCGACCTAAGCCGCCTTTTTTTGGTTACTTGAATGCTATTTGATCGATAGATTCACAGCACTTGGACCTTTTGGTCCGTCCTGTGTTTCGAACGTCACAGCATCACCTTCATTCAACGAATGTAAGCCTGCGGCTTCTACTGCTGAAATATGTACGAAAACATCTTTGTTTTCACAAGTGATGAATCCAAAACCTTTAGAGGCATTGAACCATTTTACTGTTCCTTGATTACTCATATTTGTTCTTTCTTTAGTGTTTATATTTGAGGAAGTTTGTATCTAAAATTAGGGCGGGAGGTTTGTTAATTCTACTGCGTCTTGTCTTATTACTCTTGTCTCATATCTATTTAGTCATAAAAAAGGCGACCATGAAGCCGCCTTTTTTTGAAGTTTACTAACTATAAATTATAGAGAGATACCTTTTGCTAATGCTTTGTATCCTAAACCTACAACCGCTCTAGGTGCTTTACCTGTTCTGTATACTTTAACACCAGTTCTTTTGTTAGTGTTTAAGAACACAGGTAAACCTTTGAATCTTAATGCTTGAATTACAGCACCTGGATTACCAGCACCAAATCTATTTTTAATAGCACTTGATGTTAATGCTTCGCCGTTTAATAGAGCAGTCTCTACTCTTTTTTGTATAGTCATAGTTTTTCTTTTAGCCATTACGCTAACTCCTTGTTCTGCTGTCTTCGTCTGCTCAATGTTCGATACAGATGAAAACATATTTTTTATTGTTTTTAACATATTAAACATAATATACATTCTTTACAGGAAATAGTCAATAAGGTAGGTTTACCAAATTATTCAAAAATACTCATATCACAATTCAAAACCGTAGCCACCAAGTGAACTCTGTCTTCTTCTCCACCGTTGAAGGCATTGTGATAACGTGTATTATTGGTAATCCATACTCCACCGTCTGCTGGCATATGATGATTTACTGATTCAATAATCATATGAGCACCTGGATTGGTAATGATGGGTATGTGTAATCTTGGTTCTGGATCTCTATGCCAGCTCAAAGTGGTTCTTGGCAATTTCCAAAGTAACCTAACTCTACCAAGTTGGTATTTTTTGGTAAGTGTATCATACACTTCTTTGAAATAGGTATCTTCAAACAGTTTAACAAATTCAGAATATTTTGCTTCATCGATTGGTTGTTCACGTTGAACTTCTACACCTGTGTGATCCGGACGAGTCCAAAACAGTCCACGCACATTGCCGCCTGTGATTGAATTGGGATCTCCAGGAATCTGATTTAAGCAAATAGCATTGATGTCTCTTTCACCCAGCGGTGATTGTCGTGCTACTCTTGAATCAACTTCTGCCAATGCTGATTGTAATTGCTCAACATCGAATTTGATTTCGGGGTCTATGTAAAAACCTTTAGGCATATATTAATCTCCAAACTTAATACCTTGGGCCAATGGTAAAGACTTACCGTAGTTGATTGTGACTGTGCTTCTACGCATATACTGTTTCCATGCATCAGAACCAGACTCACGTCCACCACCAGTGTCTTTTTCACCACCAAAGGCTCCGCCAATTTCCGCACCACTTGGTCCAATGTTCACATTCACTATACCACAATCAGAACCTACTGCTGATGTGAAAGTTTCTGCTTCTTGTATGTTGTCTGTGAATATACAAGAACTCAATCCCTGCGGAACTGCGTTATGAATATTTATAGCCTCTGCTAATTCTGAATATTTTAACACATACAAAATAGGTGCAAATGTTTCTGTCTTCACTAGATCACACTGTTCTGTGGCTTCCACAATGGCTGGAGTAACCAAACACTGTGCTTCGTCAATCACTGTGCCACCATGCACTGTGTATCCTTTTGTTCTAGCGGTGCTGAGAGCACTCTGCATTTTGTCCACTGCAACAGAATTGATTAGAGGTCCAACCAATGTTTCTGGTTTGAAATTATCTCCCACAGGTAAACTTTCATATGCTGGTTTCAATTTAGACATCAATTCATCATACACAGATTCATGCACAATTAATCTTCTCAATGTGGTACATCTTTGTCCTGCTGTACCAACTGCACCAAACACAATACCTCTCACAGCCAAATCTATGTTGGCGTGTTTGGACACAATCATTCCATTGTTGCCACCTAACTCATACAATGCTCTGCCCATTCTTGCTGACACTCGCGGTGCTAATGCTTTGCCCATCTCAGTTGAACCTGTAGCACTTAATAGATTGATTCTGACATCATCTGCCATCCATTCTGCTTGTTCTTTATCTCCGTCAACTATTTGTAGTAAATCTTTGTATTCGGTATTGGGCAAACATTCATCCACTGCTTTGTCCCATGCTGTTTTACAAGCA